TGTGTGTGTTTGTGAAGTGCCGGTTAATTCCGGTGATTAAATTATACAACGGTTTTATTGTGGATTACACATTTTTTAAATAGTCTTTTTTCTTCCTGTTGCTGCTGCCAATCCTTTGCTGCCTGCTGCCACCCCTAAAGGGGTGTGGCAGCAACGGCAGCGTTTTGTACAACTGCGGCAGCGCTGCGGCAGCACAGTGGCAGCAGTGGCAGCAGGAAAGAAAACGCCTACAGACATTTTATTTCCCGTTCACCTTGATAGGCCTCGTGATCAACCCCGCGTTGCTTTGCAGCAAATGTCCATCTTTTATCAGAGAATTGAGCGCTTTCGTGACCGATGTCTTGCGTTGATCGCGTCCGGTGCCCTCGATTGGGCGTGTTGCAACGACCGCATCGACGAGTTCATTACGCGTCAGGACACCGTCGCCCATGTCCAAAAGGCTTGCTGCCTTGCCTAATAAGTCCTTGCCGATGTCGCCCTTGGGGCCTGCCGCCACGGCCATTGTTGCCCTTGAGGCATCGCTGATCTCGATCACGCAAGTTGTCTCATCATCGCCGTATTCGTCGTTGCCCACAATAACGGTCTTGAGCCTGAAACCAAACTCGCCACCGTCAGCACCGCCTTTGAGCTTGGTGACGGTGGCCAGTCTGTCCTCACCAGCTCGTATGACCTCGAACTCAAAATCGCAGGCCGCACGCAGGCCAGACCACCCCCGGGCGCCACGAGTCTCGTCCTTGCCACTGTGGTGGACTGCGCCCACCATGGCGCCCGTCTGGCGGGTGATCTCAAGGCAGCGGCCCATGACCCTGCCCATGTCCTCGCCGCTGTTCTCGTTGCCCCCGGGCATGACCTGAGCCAGCGTGTCGATGACGATGAGGTCGAACTCGCCAGCTTCCTTGATCTTGCGGATCAGCGTCTTGACGTCGGCCACTTCCATGAGGTTGGGGGCGTTGGCGATGAACTGCATGGGGAAGTCGGCTGGGTCTATGCTGTGCTCCATGCAGTACCCGAAAACGCGCTTGCGCATGTCCTCTTGGCCCTCGGCTGCGATCCACAGGATCTTGGCCTTGGCGGTCTTGAGGCCACGCCACGCGATGCCCCGGGCGATAGCCGCCATCATCTCGAAGACGAAGAAGGACTTACCGGAGCCTGATGCCCCGTAGAACACCCCGAAGTTGGCCCGGGGTAGCACGCCCTTGATGATCCACGAGGACTTGCTGCGCACGACGAACTCCTCGGCCGAGTAGACCTTGAACCGGTCTTCCTTGGCCTTGGCGGCTGTCTCAGCTCCCTGCGCGGCCTCCTTGACATCCGGGTGGTCGCTGACGTCGTCGAAGTCGTCGATGGTGTTGACGAGCCCGATGGCGGCCATGAAGGCCATGCGTGGGCGGTCGGTGCAGTGGGCGTGCAGGCAGATGAACTGGCCTTGGCTGTGGCCGTTGGTGTGAGGTAGCCGGTACTGGGTAGAGGACTCGGCGGACGGGCCGGAGTGCTCGTCGTCGAACGGGCACTCGATGTTGAAGCCGTCGCGTGTCTTGCTCTTGACCAAGCCCATCTCGTTGAGGCGGGTGGCCACGGTGTCGTTGGAGGCGATGTCGAGCAGGGTCTGGCCGGAGCCACCGGCGTTGGCAGCGGCTGTCAGGATGGCGTCAGTGACGTCGAGGTGGACGCTGCGGATGCCGGGCACGAAGCCCGAGCGACGGGTGACAGTATCCACGACGCCGTGCTCGAGGGCCGGGTTGCTGGTGAAGTGAGCCTGCACGGGGTTGAACAGGGCGATGTCGATCGTGACGCTGGTGGCCTTGGCGAAGGCACGCATCTGGGCGCTGGTGAGCGGTCTGGCCAGCCAGAACCACAGGTGGACGCGCAGGCCGCTGTCGGCCTTGGTGGGGTGCCCGAAGCTGTTGGACAGGTGCCAGTGGTAGGCACGCCCGTGCCACTCAGTCGGTAGCTGGGTGTCGATGAACTCGGCGATGGACTCAAGGGGGTGGGTGAGCGGATCCCACGCGAAGGGGTGGTAGCCATCGACGTCGAGCATGACCGTGTGCAGTGGCTGGTCGTCAAAGTAGTCTAGGGCCTTGCGCACGAGCCCGGGCTTGTACTGGTCGCCGTCCCGGCTGGCCATGGTGTCTAGGGACACCGCCTTGCCGCGTATGAGGCAGGAGCGCTGTTGGTCGGCGAGTTGGGTGAGGAGTTCTGAGAGGCCTTCGATGCCGTCTACGGGGATGCGCTCAAGCTGGTAATACTTGGCGTCGTCGAACGCTGCGATGGTGCCGTCGCGCTTCCATGTCTTGGTGACCTTGTTGAAACTGTGCGTGAGGACGGACAGTGTGTCAGTGGGCGACGGGCCCACGTTGTTGTCATTCATTGTTTTTCTACCCAGCGATCACCCCTGAACAGTAAGAAACACCGGCGGGTGGGGGTAGTTCACCATTCGGATTGGGGAGCTACCCCAACCCTAGCCGGGTTCAGTCGCGCAGTGTATCAGATGCTGAGAGGTGTCAGCAAGTCCACCAGCTTGGGATTGATCAACCGGGCGCGGGGGATGCCGGTGGCCTGCTCGACCTCGATCACGCGCTCGGGTGGGCAGTAGCCTTGGGCCAGCCAGAAGCCAACGTTCTGCTGTGAGCAGCCGATGATCTTGGCCAGCTTGGCCTGTGAGCCAGCGGCGTAAATGGCGTCTTCAATACCGGTCATGGTGCTTCTCCTTTGGACTCTAACTCGATCAGGATGTCGGTGAAGTGCTTGATCTTCTCCAGATCCTTGATGCCGCCCTTGTCCTTCCAGCGCGTGGCGTACTTGATGATGCAACCCTCGATGAAGGGGATGCTGTTGGCGTGGATGTACTCGACAGGCTGGATCTTCAGCTTCTTGTAGTGGTCACCGGCGACTTGGATGTTAAGTGCAGACATTTTGTTCTTTCGATATGTTGATGTCGTTGGGGCCAGCATCACCGGCCAGAACTTCTTGGATCCGCTTCTCGGTCAGGCGGTGACAATGAATCATTGTACGGTGCGACAGGATCTCGAGCACCGTGCGTCCAACTACACCAAAGTGCTTTGAGATATTCAGTCATGATTGAGTTCCTTTAATTTGGCTTGCAGGTTTTCCACAATTTCCCAAGCGTCTCCTTTTGTTACTTTTCCTTCCGATCGCACAATTCCAAACAACTCATCATCCGTCAGCCCCACCCACTCGCGTGCTGGTGGTGATGTGTAGAGCTTTGTGCCAACTGGCTGCATTACATCAAGATAACCAATTGTTACCCCGCGGATACACTGCACAGTGGCCACAGGCTCCTGCTCTGGTTGCGCCCTCACATAATCAACATACTCGCCGTCAATTTTCAGCGTGACACAGTAGTAAAGTCCTCCAACCGCTGCTCCACCTGAAACGATTTGAAGACTAATGCCATCGTTGCAGAAACAGAAGTCTTCCTCTAGCGCCTGCTCTGGTTGCGCTATGGCTTCTTCTGCCGCTTGCACAGTGCTGGGGCAAACATCCAAGTGCTTAGTCGCTACCAACAAGTTTTTAAGCGCCATTTTTAAGGCTTCGTCTTTATTCATTTCTCTAACTCCTTCCACCTAGTACGTGGTTCGTTGCAATGCTTGATGTAGAAGTGAATCAAGTAGTTGAAGATTTGGATGTACGACATTTTGATGCCTGTGTTCTGGGCCAAGGTCTCGCGTATCAAGTCCACGTCTTGACTCACGTTCACGGTGATGCGTTTGGTTGCCATGTCATGCCACCAAGAAAAACGCAGAACGCGCAACGATGAAGAGGACGCCTGCGACGAACCCAACGCTTGCAGCTAATACAGCAAGCCCAACAAGTACGCCGAAGATAGCCGTTACCCAACCCATGATTTCTTTAAACATCTTCATACTGAGTCTCCTCTTGATTTGATTTTCAAATGGTCGTCAGCACCGGGCCGACCTGACTGCATACGCTCACCATCACCGACCACATAATTATCGCGCTTGAACAGGTTGTCACCGGGGGGTAGCGCTTGACCGGGGCGCTTGGGCAGCAGTTTAGGGCCACCAGCGATGTAACGCGAGGAAACCTTATCCGTGGCTGGGCGAGGCGCATCGGCGGCGCTACGGGTGGTCATGTTGACGCGGTGGGCCTTGCTCATGATTGGGCTTTCACGTAGTGGGCCATGAGTGCGTCAAGGCGCTTGATCCGGGCTACGTTGTAGGCCACGACGCTGTCGGCGTACTCACCGGCGGTCTGGGCTGTCAGCTTGCTGATGTGGGCCTCGGCTAACTCGGTGGTGATGAGTTCCAGCGGAGTGGGGTTACGGAACAGGGACTTGAGGTAGGTAAACATGTGTATGTCCTAAAAAGTTGTTGAGGACGCAATCATACAACAAGATCTTGTGGTTTTACAATAATTTATTTTTAAAAAGTTACAAAAAGATGGGTTAAGATAGGGCCATCACAATAATCCCGTTGTGATTTAACTAGGACACACACATGAGTCTCGAACAAGCCCTTGCGGCAAACACAGCGGCAATGATCGCCCTGACAGCAGCCCTTAGCCATCGCTTTCCTGAAGTCAAAGAGGTGGAAGCCCCAAAGCCTGCACCTATCCAAGCTGCTCCCGTGACGGCCCCTACGGTCGTTGTGGAGCCGGTACCTGTTGCGGAGTCCCCTTCTAGAGTTGACTACACCCAAGTGGCCAAGGCCATCACCGACGTCTTCAAGGTCGATCGCGTCAGGGTCATCGAGGCGCTGGCCAAGTTCGGCGCAGCCAAGGGCCCTCAACTCAAGGAGGAGGATTATGCAGCGTTTTTGAAAGAACTGACAGCATGAACACCGTCACTATTACATTCACCGATATCATCAGCGACACCGGCGCCACGAGGATAGTGGAGATCGGGTACGACCCGGGTGCGTCGGAAGACGACAGCCCAGCCCGTCAACTGTCCCGTGTTGCGTTGGGTTATATTCAAAAACTGAGCGATGCCAGCGACGCCCAGAACGCGGGGGTGCTGCAATGAGCACACACGCTATTCTTTCCCCCAGCAGTGCGGTGCGCTGGATGACCTGCCCCGGCTCGGTAGAGCTATCCAAGGGCTTCGAGGACATCGGATCCAACGCGGCCAACGAGGGCAGCATGATGCACGCCTTCGCTGCCAAGTGCTTGGAAACAGGCACCGACGCCTACGGCTACGTCGGCCAGCTTGACAAAGACACCAATCTTGTTTTTCAGGACAAGCAGGCGGAGGATGTCCAGTTCTACGTCGACACGGTGCGCGATATCGTCAAGTCCACCGGCGGTGAGCTGTTCATCGAGCAGCGTCTGCCAATCGCTTGGATGACCGGTGAGGACGACGCGCATGGTACGGCGGACGCGGTGATCATCGCCCGGGACGAGTTGATCGTGGTTGACGCGAAGTTCGGCTTCAAGGAAGTCGACGCGGAAGCAAACCCACAATTGATGATGTACGCGGCAGCGGCCTACGACAACGTGAAGATTGCCTACGACTTTGCGACCGTGCGCTTGGTGATTGTTCAACCGCGTCTGGGCGCGAAGCCTGAGTGGTCGTTGACAGTGTACGACTTGATGGAGTTTGCAGTCAAGGTGCAGATGGTCACACAAGAGATCGCAGCGGGAAGTGACTACCTTTTTCCCACGGCCAAAGGCTGCCAATGGTGTCGGGCCAACGCTATCTGCCCAGCCCTCAAGGATCAGGTACTCGAAGACTTCGACAGCGTGGTGCCCGAGACGGCGGATGAGGATGCCCTCGCCCGTGTCATGGCCAACGCCGACATGATCGAGAACTGGATCAAGGCTGTCCGAGCCGAGGTCGAGCGACGCCTGTTGGCCGGTGAGCCCGTCGCCGGGTACAAGCTGGTGCGAGGCAAGCGCGGCAACCGCCAGTGGAGCAAGCTCGAAGACGCAGAGGCCATGCTGAAGTCGATGAAGGTCAAGCACGACCATATGTATGAATACAAACTCGTGAGCCCCACGACAGTTGAGAAATTGGCCAAGGCCGATGAGATTGGGCCGCGTCAGTGGGCCAAGATCCAAGCCTTGATCACTCAAAGCGAAGGCCAGCCATCGGTGGCACCTTTATCCGACAAACGTCCTGTACTGGTCACATCAGCAGCCGTTTCCGATTTTGACGACGTGACAGCCCCTTAACCAAGAGAATCCTATGAAAATTAAACTCACCGATGTCCGCCTCTCTTTTGCCCAACTCTTCGATGCAAAAACAGTTAACGGCGAAGGCAAACCCGCGTTCAGCGCGACGTTCCTGATCAAGCCTAATGACCCACAGGTCAAGATGATCAACGAGGCCATCGACGCAGTGGCCAAAGAAAAGTGGGGCGCCAAAGCTGACGCCAACCTGAAGATCATGCGCACCGCCGACAAGGTCTGCCTGCACAATGGCGACCTCAAGGCCAACTACGACGGCTTTGAGGGCATGCTGTTCGTCAGCGCACGCAACCCTATCCGTCCGCTCGTGGTAGACGCCAACAAGACCCCTCTGACGGCGGAGAGCGGCAAGCCCTACTCCGGCTGCTACGTCAACGCCAGCATTGAATTGTGGCCGCAGGACAACAACTACGGCAAGCGCGTGAACGCTACGCTGATGGGCGTGCAGTTCTTCCGCGATGGCGAGAGCTTCAGCGGCGGCGGCGTGGCATCCGAAGACGACTTTGATGACGTGACCGTTGACGACCTGATCTGATTTTCGGGGCGGTGCTCTGGGGGATCCCGGGGATGCAACACCGCCCCACCTACACACATACTGGAGATTACAAATGAGCCACATGAAAGAACACCTACTGTCGATGACCGAGTCGATCGATGAGACCTTCGGGGAGGGGTACGCTAAGAAGAACCCCGATCTGGTTGGGCGCCTCATTCAAAGCGAACTGATGGTCGTCGCCGCCGCGTCTATCCAAGACGGACTCTATTTCTTGGGTTCCGATGTTGACGACGAAACGTACCATACAATGTAATTCCAACTCCGCACCACACATACACATGCGTTATCTATACTTGGACACCGAGACGTTCTCGGCTGTCCCAATCACCTCCGGTACCCACGCCTACGCCGAGCACGCGGAGATCATGATTTGCACTTGGGCGCTCGACGACGGCCCTGTGGTCATCTATGACATGGGGGGCCTCGATGTGCACACTTCTGCGTTGGCCGATTACTTAGTCGATCCCGACGTCACAGTTGTCATCCACAACAGCCACTTCGACCGCACAATCATCCGCCACGTCTGGGGGATTGACATCCCTACCAGCCGGATTCACGACACCATGATCCAAGCCATGAGCCACGGCCTACCCGGTTCGCTGGGCACGCTCTGCGAGATTCTGGGCCTGCCATCGGACAAGGCCAAGGACAAGGAGGGCAAGAAGTTGATCAACCTGTTCTGCAAGCCGCTGGGCAAGAACCGCAAGCTCGACCGGGCCACCCGCCTGACTCACCCAGCCGAGTGGGTAGCATTCAAGAACTACGCGGCGTCGGACATCGAGGCCATGCGCGAGGTCATGAAGCGCATGCCGATGGTCAACATGATGCCGATCGAGCGCGAGCTGTGGCAGCTCGACCAGTTGATCAACGACCGGGGTGTCGCCATCGACATGGATCTGGTTCACGGGGCCATCAAGGCCGTGGACTTGGCTCAGGTTGATCTGGCCGCCCAGACGCTAGACTTGACCGAAGGCGCGGTAGGCAGCACGACCAAGACGGCGGCCCTGCGGCTCCAGCTATTCGAGATGTTCGGCATTGACATGCCTGACATGCGGATGGCCACGGTCGAGAAGACGATCGCCGATCCCACCACACCACAGGCCATGATCGAGCTGCTGAACGTGCGCTTGCAGGCCAGCTCCACCAGCACCAGCAAGTACAAGGTGCTGCGCAAGGGCACCAGCGAGGACGGTCGCCTGCGGGGCACGCTGCAATTCAACGGAGCCAGCCGCACCGGCCGCTGGGCTGGGCGCCTGTTCCAGCCGCAGAACCTGCCACGGCCATCGCTCAAGCAGAACGTCATCGACGCGGGTATCGCCGCCATCAAGGCCGGGTGCGCGCACTTGACGACCGACAACGTGATGGAGCTGACCAGCTCGTCCATCCGTGGCTGCATCATCGCGCCACCGGGCAAGAAGCTGGTGGTTGCCGACTTGGCCAACATCGAGGGCCGGGTGCAGGCATGGCTGGCCAACGAGGAATGGAAGCTGAAAGCGTTCACCGACTTCGACACCATCACCGGGCTTGACGCCAAGGGCAAGGCCATCCGCCTCGGCCCCGACTTGTACAAGCTGGCGTACAGCAAGTCCTTCGGCACGACACCTGAGTCGGTCACCGACGACCAACGTCAGGTCGGTAAGGTTCAGGAGCTCGCGCTGGCCTACGAGGGGGGTGTAGGAGCGTTCGTTACCTTCGCCGGTGCCTACGGTATCAACTTGGACGATCTGGCCGACAAGGTGCTCCCGCTGGCCCCTGAGTGGGCTGTGACCGAGGCTGATGGATTCTTCAGTTGGGCGACCAAGACCAAGCGCGACATGTACGGCCTGTCCGATGACGCCTTCGTGGCCTGCGACACGCTCAAGCGCGTCTGGCGCGGTGCCCACCCCAACATCTCAAGCTACTGGGGCCGCCTCAAGACGGCCGTCGTGCAGGCGCTGCACACCCGGGGTGAGACGTACACCACGCTGGGCCTGAAGATCAAAGCCAGCAAGAACTGGCTGTTCCTGACCCTGCCATCGGGTCGGTCGGTGTGCTACCCATCGCCCAAACTGACGGAGGAGGGCGCGATCACTTATATGGGCGTTGACCAGTTCAGCCGCAAGTGGGTTCGCCAGCACACGCACGGGGGCAAGATGTTCGAGAATCTGTGTCAAGCCATCGCACGCGACGTTATGGCCGCCAATATGCCAGCCATCGAGGCGGCTGGGTATGCAACGATTTTGAGTGTCCACGATGAACTGATCACCGAGACACCGGACTCACCCGAGTTCAACAGTGACCACCTGTCCGAGTTGCTGGCCGCACCCCCGTGGTGGGCACCCGACATGCCGCTGGCAGCAGCCGGCTTCGAGACATATCGATACAAAAAAGGATAATCATGCGCGAATCAGAAATCGAGAGCTATCTCGTCAAAAGAGTGAAAGAAGTGGGCGGCGAGTGCCGCAAGGTCAAGTGGCTGGGCCGCAACGGCGCGCCCGACCGGTTGGTGATGCTGCCCCCCGAAACCTATGTAGATGCAGCGCACTGCTGCATCTGGGTGGAGCTGAAGGCCGAAGGGCTGGCCGCCCTGTTCCCGCACACGCCCCACGAGCGGCAGCAACACCGGGAGCACGAGCGTATGCGTGCTGTGGGGCAGCGCGTGGTGGTGATCGACAGCTTGACCGGCGTGGACGCCTTACTGGCATGAGGAAGCCATTCAAGTCACGTCCGTATCAGGACATGATCATCAACCACATCCTCGACACGCCCCGCTGCGCGGTGTGGGCCGGAATGGGCACCGGCAAGACCGTGTCCACCCTGACCGCGCTGGAGATCCTCATGATGGCCGACGACGGCCTTGTGCTGGTCGTGGCGCCCCTGCGCGTGGCCATCGGCACATGGCCCGACGAGGTGCTGAAGTGGGAGCACCTGAAGGCGGTCAACGTCTCAGTCATCGCCGGGAACGAGAAGGAGCGCATCGCCGCCATCAAGACCCCGGCGGCCATCTACACGACCAACTACGAGCAGCTTGTCTGGCTTGTGGCCTACTGGGGCGACAAGTGGCCCTACACCACCGTGGTGCTCGACGAGTCCACCAAGGTCAAGTCGTTCCGGCTTCGCCAAGGCGGCAAGCGTGCGCAGGCGCTGGGCAGCGTCGCGCACACCCGCATCAAGCGGCTGATCGAGTTGACCGGCACACCGGCCAGCAACGGCCTGAAGGATCTCTGGGGACAGTCGTGGTTCGTGGACGCCGGTGTCCGGCTGGGCCGTACCTTCACAGCGTTCAGCCAACGCTGGTTTGTCACCGCCCCGGATGCCTTCGGCATAACCCCGGTGAAGGGTGCGCAGGCGGAGATCCAAGACCGGCTGCGGGACGTCTGCCTGACGATCGAGGCCAAGGACTGGTTTGACCTGCGCCAGCCCATCATCAACAACATCGAGGTCACCTTACCGGTGAAGGCGCGCAAGCACTACAAGGAGATGGAGAAGGAGATGTTCACGTCGCTGGACACCGGGCACGAGGTGGAAGCCTTTAACGCGGCCGCCAAGACGCAGAAGTGCTTGCAGATAGCCAACGGTGCCATGTACGTCGGCGAGGGCGCTATCGAGTGGACAGAGCTCCACAAGGCCAAGCTGGAGGCGCTGGACTCAGTGATCGAGGAGGCGGCCGGTATGCCCGTGCTGGTGGCCTACCACTTCAAGAGTGATCTGGCGCGCATGATGAAGGCGTTCCCACAGGGCCGCCATCTGGACAAGAACCCCCAGACGATCCGTGATTGGAACGCAGGCAAGATCCCGGTGCTATTCGCTCACCCAGCGAGCGCAGGCCACGGCCTGAACTTGCAGGACGGCGGCAACATCATTGTGTTCTTTGGTTTGAACTGGAATTTGGAAGAGCACTTGCAGATCATCGAGCGAATCGGCCCGACGCGTCAGTTGCAGGCAGGCTACGACCGCCCGGTGTTCATTCACCGGATCATCGCCCGGGGTACCGTGGACGAGTTGGTGCTGGAGCGGCTTGAAACCAAGCGCGAAGTGCAAGATATCTTGATGGCCGCCATGAAGCGGCGGAAAGCAGGCAAATGACCAAGGACGAAGAGATCGCGGTGCTCCGCGAAGAGGTCAAGATACTGCGCAGCGCGTGGAGGGCGCTGGTCATAGAAAAATGTCAGGTCGAAGCTCCTGCCTCGTTACTAAACCTCCCGTGGCTGTCTCAAGAGCGATCGCCAGCACAGGCGACGCCTTCCTTCGATCCGAGATCAACAAAGACATCCAAGTGGGCGTGATGCCAAGGTACTTGGCCATCTCGGCCTTGGATCCCTTGACATCGGTTTTAAAGTATTCGGTGAGCGTCATGCGTTGCATTATACTCAAACAGTAAGTTACATCAATTAAGGAAAATTATGCTGGAAGCCGATATCAAACAAGTCCTGTTCCGTTGCAAGAGCCAAGAACCGGACGCGCCGATAGACCCCAAGGGGCTCTACTGCGACAACCTCGACGTGATCGAGTTCGCCGACCTGATCGAGGCCGAAGCGGTCAAGGCAGAACGGGCCGCCTGCGTGACCTTCGTGAAGTCGTTGAACCACCTCGTGGCCACCGCGTTGGAAGAGAAACGCGGTCGAATGTGATATGTGGTTTCTGTTAATTCTTGTGCCGCTCAAGATTTTGTTTTGGTGCTGGGTAATAGCCTTACTCAGTACGGATTCCCCATAGCGTCCACATTTGTCAGCATACGATCTACATCCTCTTTGGTGGCGGCTTTACGGCGCGTATTCAGGTCTGTCAGGGCATCGTAGCCTTGGTAGGCCAGTTCAGGTGCCTGCAACAAGCCCAGCCCAGCGGCTTGCGTGACACCAAACGGCAGCACCGACAGACCACCACCCAGTGCGCTGGCAAATTGAGCCGCATTGCGACCACTCGGAACGTGCCAGCCACCACCTTCTTTTTGGTATTGATCAAAGGCGTCATACGCCTGCTTCCCGGCCAGCGCGCCGCCCAAGGCGCCGATGCCAACGCGGCCAAAAGAAGGCAGGGCACCTTTTACCGCTTCACCCGCACTTTTAACCCGATCAACCGCGTTATTCATCAAACTCGGCTTGTACTCATACGGGGTTAAGTCCAAAGCGGGACGCCCCGGAGTGGAATAGGGCAATACTTTTCCCGTATCGGTTAATACTGTAGATCCAGCGCTTGAAGGTTTATAAACCGGTTTTGTCCCCTTAACTTCTGGAACCTCTTTAATCGAATCCAAGGCGTTCTGCACTTCGGACATGGTTCTGATTTTGTTGCCGCCCGTAACTTTTTCCAACTCACCCAACGGGAGTCGCAAATTCGGCGCAATCTGGCTATTTGCGTAGCGTTGCAGACTTGCGCGAGTCGATGCTTTGTTTGGGTTGATTGGGTTTTGGATTGCAAGATTTGCCCAATTCGGAATGAATGGCAAAACTTTTTTACTAGCTTCCAAAGCGGTTGCACCAACCGCGCCAATTGCGCCACCGATAACGGCGTACGGAGCAGTGGATTGCGTTACCTCACTGGTCCCGGGGGGAACTGGCGCGGAGGCCACGGCACTGGCCGCAGGAGCTTCCGAAACAGCCTCAGCAGGAGCTTGTTGCCAAGTCCCGCCCTCAAAAGAAGACACCGCTTTTGCCAAGTTATTAACGGCATTGTCCGGGAAGGAATCTGAGGTGCTTTTCAGGCCCAAGCTGTGGGCAATGTGCATTTTGTAATTGTCGCGAGATTCTTCGGTATTTTCTTCTCCGGCAGGCGAATAAACGTTTACAAAATCATTGGGTGTTTTAATCCCCCGCTTTTCAATTTTGTGCGTTAAATCGTTGACCAGCGCCTGCTGGCCTTGCTCGGGTTTTTGAAAAATAGCAAAACCCTTGTCATCGACA